AGAGCCCGGTCGGGACCTGGAAGTGAGGCTGCGTGGCTAGCGTGAACGGGAGCCCTGCCTGCACCGAGTTCAGGTCGGCGAGGAACTGTTCGGCGCACGGCTCTGTGTAGGTGGAGAAGCTCGTGGTCAGTAGATCGCAGTCCTTGAGGCGCCTGCCCTTGGACCCGTAAGCCGATGGCACGGCCCAATTGTCATTCATGTAGAGAGAGACGGAGCCCTCGTTAGCAAGGCGCGCCACGATCCCGCGGCGCTCGCTCACGCCGCTGAATTGCCCAGAAGTGGGTGTCGAGGCATCGCCGGCCAAGATGCCGTTCGAGGTAAAGTCCATCCGTAACACGTTGTCCGCCGAGACGAGCTGGATCGCGGCGGGCTCCGAGACGTTGTGGATCAGGTTGCCGTGCATTTGAATGTTGATCGGCGTCGTGACGGGCTGAGTCCCAGCGCTTCCGTCCTGGTAGCCACCGCTGACGAGTGGGTTTCTGGAGTCGCAGCCCGTGAACAGGTTGTTCACGAACGAGATGTTGCCCACGTCGTGCGAGAGGAGAGAGCACTTGCGCGAGTCCACCTCGCCTTCCATGCCCTGCGCGATGATGCTCCTCTCAATGGTCACGTCGCGCACCGAGCCGCCGTAGGGGGCCGCGATGGAGAGCACTTCGTCCCAGCCCCACCGAGCCGTCACGTTTCGTAGGTAGAGGCGATGGATCTCGCGGTCCTCGTCGTACATGACCGGCGGTATGTAGGAGAGAGCAACGTCCTCCTGTCTTAGGCGCGGGATGATGGTAATGGCGTCCTGGTTGCAGACCGTAGGGATGTCGGCCCCACTGAACGTTAGGTGCTCGAAGATCTGGTTCGAGCCAGAGATGGAGAACGAGCACCCCACGATCTCTACGCCATCGGGTCCTGCAGTAGAGCCGTCGATGGTGAGGTTATCCTGCACGCAGTAGAGGTTGGCCGTCGTGAGGATCTGCCCTTCAAGGCCATCGAAGTCCACCGAGCACCCGTTCTGCGCCGTGCAGCAGGTGTTCCGCCCCTCGCAAATCTCGCGCAGGGTGTCGGTGGCAGTCGGCTCATCAGAGAGCGAGGCCACGGTGCAGGTCGGCTTCCCGGCGCCACCGGTCGCGCCGGACGCGAATCCGATGCGCTGCTTGAAGGGCACCATCGTCGGGTCGGCCGGGATGCCCCGAGCCCCCAGGAGCAGCAGGGCCAGCGAGGCGATCAGTACGCGCGCGGCCACTCCCCACCTCCGCCGCTGCCACTGGCATACGGGATCGCCAGCACTTCGGGCTCAAGCCCGGCCGTCGAGAGCGACCACGAGAAGTCACGCACACCTGGCGCGTTCACGCCCTGTCTGGGCCCACAGGCCGCCTTCCCGTAGCGCCCACTCGGATGAACGAGGTGCGTTCCCGAGTATGGGTTCGGGTACTCCGGCGAGCCATCTTGGAATGTCTCGAAGTAGTTCTGAATGAAGTCGCACGACGAACCCGGGCAGTTGCCTCCGGTGTTTCTCATGTCGTTCGAGTAGTCCTGCCCGTTGTTCCATGCACAGAGGGGGCCAGACGCCGTGTATTGCGAGAAGCCGTTCCCGCTGTTCCAGTAGAGGTCGAACGCCGGCCCCGACGAGCTCGCGGCCGTCGTGTTGAGCACGTTGGCTACCAGGATACCGCCAAGCTGATAGGTGCCGGTCGCGGTCTGACCGACCGCGGAGCCGCTGAAGCCGATGGTGTACCGGCGCGTGCGGGGGACCGAGGGCCGGTAGCTGATGCCGATGCGCTCAGCCACCGTGTTCGTGCCGCGTGTGAGCGATAGAACCCGGCAGCCGCCCGAGCAGGTGTTCGACGTGCCGTCGCGCTGGATGTCGATGAAAGCAAGGTTTTCGAGGCGGAACGCGCTCGTTGCCGAGTTGCTCGACAAGATGGCCGTCGCGTTGTTCCCGAAGAACACCCCGTTGTCGATGATCCCATTCTTGAGCGTGACCGCCGCGTCCTGCCCCGGGAATAGAAGCTGCGGGTTCCCGGTGTCTCGCATCTCGAAGTCGCGGATCACGAAGCGGTCGAACGTTCCGGTGCCGAACATCTGCTGGTGGGTCACGCCTGCCCGGATGATCGACCCGACGCTCGTGAGGTTGGTGATGGTCGAGTCTGCGATTTCGACGTTGATCTGCGCCTCCGAGCCGATCACGGTCAGCCCGTTCACGTCGAAGCCCGTGATGGTCATGGTCGGGTGGGCCGGCACGGGGAGCGAGGTGTCTAGCAGCACCGGAGCCCCGTCTCGACTGGTACACGATGCGCAGTAGGCGTCCTCGACGTAGATGCGGTCGCCTGTCTCGGCGTGGTGCCCGCCGAAGTCCCAGCCGGAGCCAGAGCCATCCTGACCGTTCTGGAACTCCGCACGGGACCGGATCAGGCGAATGTCCGTGGAGCCATCGCCGACCGTACAATAGAGCGACGTGGGCTCCGACATGTAGAAGCCGTCGAAGTCCCACCACATGTCGTCGCCCGTGTGACGGACCGACGAGTCCTCGATGGTGACGTCGTGCGAGCACGCCCAGCCCGCCCCGTGCCGGTTGTCTCCACTTGTCAGCACCACGCGCCGCACATCCACGCTGTCGGAGTTCACGATCTCGAAGAGCGCATTGGTGTCCATCGGGTCGCGCAGCCAGACGTTCTCGAACTTGTTGACCGTCGGGCTCGTAGCCCCGGGCGTTCGATCCCCGATCACGACCCGGCTCGGCCGCTCGAATACGACGTTTTGCACCGCCACCGTGCCCTTGAAGTGGTACGGGGCGACCAGGGAGTCCGTCGTGTTGCTCGAAGAGATGGTGACGGGGGCCATGATGGCGATGGGCTGCCCACGCTGGAGCCCTTCGTCGATCCAGACGCGCTCTCCCGAAGCGTGCGGCTCAGCGACGCCGTTCTTGTCCGCAATCAGGATAACGTCGTCGTTCTCGTTGCCAGGGGCTCCGGCTGCGTAGCCTGCGTTCTCCTTCGCCTGCGCGATCAGGTATCCGCGCTCCGCAGGGCACTCGCCTGCCCCATCCCCGGTGCAGCATGCACGAGGCTTCCCGCTGGCCGTACACTGAGAGTTGTCCTCGAAGCGGAGCCAGCGCCCCACCATGTCCATGTTGGCGGTCACGAGGTTGTCAGTGGTCGCCGACGCGAACACGAACTTGCGCTGCCCTGTGGTCGTCGCAGCGGTAAGGACGCCGGAGCGCAGGTCGCGCTTTGCAAGCGGCCACCACGGCGAGCCACCCACGGCGTCCTCGACGCCCTGCCGCACGTTGATGTCGATGGAGTTGATCGTCGAAGCCGTGCTCTTGGCCACGATGTTGAAGAACTGGTTGACGCTCGGATAGGTGAAGGCGTCCCCGGGGTAGGGGTCGTAGGTCATGATCACGTCGCTCGTCGCGATCGCGGCCCAATTCGTATCGAGGAAGGCGCGGCCCGCATTCGGGGCTCCCGTCGCGTGATCCGACTCGTCCCACTCGTTCGTCCCGTCCGGGAAGCTCGTGAACGGGGTCCCCACCGAATACGAGAGCCGTGTCACCTGGGTATCGCTCGCGCAGTCGTAGCCCGTACCTGAGGATCCCGGGCAATGCACCAGATCCCCAACCTGCCAGTAGGCAGACGACGAAGGCTCGTCGAGGAGCTGAGCCGTCGAGGCTCCGTAGGAGCGAAACTTTCCCTGCAAGACGAGCGTAGTGCCTAGCTCCTGCGTCCATCCCTGGGAACCGACTGTGACGGTGGGCGTCACGGTGGCTGACGTGCGGAGTACCTGGATCGAGCTGGTGCCCTCTTGGGCGATGCCTCCGAGCCCGTCGATCAGGAGCGACCCGTTGATGACCCCGGCGCTCGTGCCCTGCGTCCGCAGGATCGACGTGGCAGCGCCGCCCGTATCCAAGTCCACGGTCGAGCCCGCCGGAATCGTCCAGTTGCATCCATTTCCGGGGCGGAACTCATCGTCTGCGGTGGGGGTGCAGCCCGTCCACTGGCTCGCCGGGTTGGTCGTACCGACCGCCGTCCAGTCGAAGGTGGTGTTCGTGCAGGTGCAGAGTTCCGCGCGCGCCAGGGCGGGTGCGAGCAGGAGCAGAAGCGCCGCGAGGAGGACGGAGCGCATCGCTAGAGCACGAGCGCGCAGACGATCAGGTCCGCGCCGGTAGCAATGGTCGAAGGATCGGCGTACAGCCACCCGGCCATCGCCGCGCGCTCGAGGCCGCGCTTCATCTCCGACACGCCGTCGAGCTCGTTGTTCTCTTTCACACCGTCGCCGTCCGCGTCCCAGCGGTACGGCTCGCAGGTCGCAACGTCCTTCGCGTTGCAGGTGTAGAGACCGATCAGCGATCCACCCGCACCGTCAAAGTTGGCCGAGAACACCACGCTACCGAGCCACAGGAAGTCGCTCTCATTTGTGGCGTCCGGGAACTGGAGCACCGCGCACTGGCCCGGCTGTAGGCTCTTCACCGCCCCCTGTCCCACCGTCCCGTCGTTTCGGAACTGCTTCCAGATCACCGTGTTTGCTGCGCTGGCCGAGCTCGCAGCGAGCGCCACGGCGGCCACGATGGCCGCGATCTTCACCTTGTCCACCTCTCACCCCCTAGTCGGCTGTGCCGACCGCGCGCACCCCCGCACGCGCGATATATCCCTTCATGCGGAGCGCCCACCCGGGGAACTCCGTGTTCGCTGGATTCGCGAGCAGATCGCGCGCGAGCCGCGGATCCCGTAGCGCCGCGCGCATGATCTTCTCCGCCTCCTGGGGCGCGACGTTGCGCGTCACCCACTGGACGGCCCGGCTCCCGGCGCCACGCTTCGCGATCTGCGCGGCCGCGGCAACCGGGTTCGGCGCCACGAGCGCGTCGATCATCGAGAGGAGCGCGCCTGCCGCCGGGACGTTCGAGCCGGTCATGTGCGCCGCCGCGGGCGTCCCTGCGCGGGTCGCTTGCAGCTTCTCCAACCGGCGCACGAAGAACTTGAGCCGGCGCACCTTGTCATCGCCGAGCACAGCGCGCGCCGTGTCCTCGTACTGGCGCAGTCGTTCGCCCGCCGTCCGGCCCCGGATGTGCGAGAGCTCGGGCCCCATGAGCTCGTCGAAGAACTGCGCCTCGAGCCCGGCCACGCTCTCCGCCCCGCCCTTCTCGGCGATGGCACGCAGCCGCGCGGCCTCTTTGGGATTCCCGAGGACGCTGCGCAGGGTGCGGACCTCTTCGAGGTTCTCCGAGCCCTGGAGGAGCCGGCGGACGTAGCTCGAGCGCTCGTCGAAGAGCCCGCGGAGCTCGCGCGTCGCCGTGCGCGCCTCCGTCCAGACCTCGAGCGCGGCCTCCGAGGCCACCGTCCCGGGCCGGAGGCCCTCGATCGTGTCATCCACCGAGCGCATGAGCGTCTCGGCGAAGAACCTGGTTCGGTGATTCCCCTGCGGAAGCGAGTTGGAGCGGATCGTCTCGAGCAGCTTCGAGCGAAGGGTCTGGAGCTCCTCGAACGGGATCTCATCGCCGTACTTCTCGAGGATCGTGTTGACGGCCGAGGGAAGATCCTCGGCGCCAGCCACGCCCGCGTCGCGCAGCGCCTGGGTCGCGCCGGCCTTGAGCGTCTCGGTCGGCACCCGGCCGAGCTCTGGCATCAGGTTGCGCGCGCGACGCCAGGCGTCGCGCTCGGCCGCCACGCCCTTCGCGTACACGTCGTCCACCGTGTCGAGCACTGAGCGCCCGCCCGGGCCGCGCACGTCGGTCGCGAGCTCGCGGAGAAGGCGCCCTTCGCGGATCCGCTGGCCGGCCAGGCCGCGCTGGAACTCGGGCGCCTCGCGGGCGAGCGATGCCTCGGCCGCAGCGACGCCCTGCCCGCCCTCCTCGCCAAGCGCCTGCGCGAGCGTGAGCCCGCCCGTCTGCTCCGGCGTGCGCCCCAGGAGCCGCGCAAGCTCTTCCTGGTCTGCGATCTCGTCCGTGAGCGAGCGGATGGCCGCGGCCTCCTCGCCCTCGGGCAGGAGGAGCCGGAGGCGGCGCTGCGCCTCGTCGAGCCCGGAGATGTCGCGCGAGACGCCGCCCGTCTTGTCCGAGGCGACACGGCTCATCTGCCCGCCCGCCACGCTGCGCGCGAGCGCCGGCCCGCCGGCACTGACCGCAATATCGAGCGGCGTGGCGACCCACTCGGGGGCGCCCATCTCGCGAGCGCCCTGCCCCGCAAGGGCGCCCGTCACGGCGCTTACGCCCTCGATCCCGAGGCGAGTGGCGCCGGCCGCGATGCCGGGGGCGCCAGTGAGCACGAGCGGCGCCGTGGCCGCGGTCCAGCCGAGCGCCTCGCCGCCGCGCTCCGCCAGTCGCTCGCCGGGCGTGACGGGCGGGCGGTAGGGCCCCGCCACCGCCTCGCCGAGGCGCGTGCCCGCTCGCTCGAGCGTGCCAGGCCCTTCGGGAGCTGGCGCCGAGCCAGGGACGGCGAGGTTTCGCAGGAACCGCGTCGCCATGTCGATCATGCCGCCGATCTGGCCGGGCGCGTTGCGGAGCGCACCCTGCGTCGCGGCGCGCACGATGCCCGGGCCCTGCGGCGCGGCGCCGAACACGTCCTCGTAGGACGGGCCCGCCGACGCGAAGTCGGCGACAGCGGGCCGCCGAGTGGTGGGCGACGAGCCGAACACCTCCTCGTAGGTGGCGCCGGCCATCTAGCGCCACACCCCGAACTTCGCGCGGAGCTCCTCGACGGTCGGCTCGCGCCCGAGGCGATGGCGGAGCGCTGCCTTCTCGCGCTCGAACTCCTCGGGCGTCGGCTTCGGCCGCGCCGGGCCAGGCTGGGCGGGCGCGTTCGCCCACTCGGCTGGCGTCGGCTGCGCGCCGAGCGTCGCGGGATCGACCTGCACGCTCGGGCGGCCCTCGAGCTGGCCGCGAAGCGGGCCCACGACGTCCGGGTAGGCCAGGTCGGACGGGATCCCGAAGCGCGCGGCCGTGGCGCCGTACTGCGCTTCGCGGGTCTTCTGACCCTCGTACTGCGAACGCAGGATCCCCTCGGCCTGCTGCATGTACGAGGCCCGAAGCTCAGGCGTCAGAATGCCGCCCTCGACGAGCTTGTTGTAGGAGGCACGCACCTTGTCCGTGACGCCGCCCGCGTTCTCGGCCGTCGCAAACTCGCCTTCACGCACGGTCGAGCCGGGGTCCACCATCTTCATGAACCCGAAGATCAGCGCGATGTCGCTCGGCCCGAGGCGCTTGTCGCCGGGCAGGTTCCCGAGCATGGCAGCCGTCTCGACGGCGGCGCGTACGCGCTGGTAGCCATCACGAACCGCTATGAAGTCGCGCGACTCCGTGACGAATCGACCGTGACCTCCGGCGATGTCGTCGTAGTTGATGCCCTCGGGCAGCCCCGCGAGCGCACCCGCGCCTCCGCCAGAGCCCGGCGCTGCGGTCTTCGGCGCGGTGTAGACGAGCTGCGGCTTCCCGTCAGGTCCGATGCGGACCAGCGACTGCCCCTCGGACACCTTCTGGAGTCCGCCATCCTCCGGCGCGTCGGGAATCGCCGTCTTCGCGATCGAAACCGCTGCCTTGGCGTCCATGCCCTGCCCGATCAGCCGCGCCGTGAGCCGACGGCGCTCGAGCGCCACCTGCTCGGGGCCCATCGCCGCCGCGGGCGCCGTCTCGCTTCGCGCCGGGTCGAGTGTCTCGACGAGCGCGCGCCGCTGCTGCTCCTCCGCCGCGGCCTCGCGCCGCGCCTTCATCACGCCGAGCAGGCTCTCGAAGCCGCCCATCTGCGACACCATCGTCATGGTCCCGAGCGGGTCGTTCTCGAGCTGGTCGGCCAAGCGGTCGGCGAGCGGGTCGCCGAGCTCGCGGAACATCTCGGCTGTCCCCGCCGCGGCACGACCGAGGAGGTTCTCCTCCTCCTGTCGCGCGCCGGAGTCCATGAGCATCTGGCCCATGCCCATGAGGAACGGGTTGGGCTGCGGGCTCATGAGTCGATCGCCGAGCCGGCAGCGCCACCGAGCGCGCCGCCGATCGCAGTGCCCACCCCGGGCATGATCAGCGAGCCGATCACCATGCCAAGAATCGAGCCGATGCTCCCGCCCCAGCCGCTACCACCTCCGCCCTCCTGCATGTACGACGTGGAGGTCGGCGTCAGCGCGAACGGCAAGAGCCCGAGCGCCGGGTTGAACACCGGGTTCGCCAACATCTCCTTCGCAGCGTTCTCGAAGCGGCGCTGAATCTTGATGGCCCGGTCGATCGCACCCGTCTGGAGCCCCACGTTGATGCGCGAGAGGTCCTGCTGCATCGATAGCGGGATCGCACGCATCTGCCGCTCGGCCGCGGCCTGCGCCTCTTGGCGCTCGTCGAGCGTGTCCTGGCGGATCAGCGCCGCGCGCTGCGCCGCGAGGTTCGTCGATAGATCCTCACCAGCACGCGCAAGCCGGTCGTTCAAGAATCCAGAGCGCCCGAAGCCTCGCGCGTTCGCCGCCTCCATGATCGAGGGGATCACGTCGCGCTCGAAGTCTCGCATCGACGGGTCGATGAACGCCTGATTCAGGTACGCTTCGCGCTGCGCAGGGTCGATCATGAATGCCGGCATCCCAGCCGTGCGCTGCGCGAGCGCGGAGTTTCGGAGCGGCCCAAACGGAGACTGGCCGCCCACGAATTGACGCGCCTGCCCGAGCGCCATGCTCTGCAAGTCGCTCGCGCGAGGGAAGACCCGCGTGTTGAGCGTGATCCCCTGGCCGAGCTGCTGATTCAGGAAGCTCACGAGGTCGCCGTGCAGCGTGAGCTGGTCGGGCGAGAAGTTCGAGATCGTCTTGACGGTGGGCTTGTCGCTGCCCATTGGCTATGCGCCTCCTCCCATCGCGACGATGTACGGGATGGTATTTGCCGGTGCCTGGGCATTGAGCGCAGCGGCCGCGAGCTGGTCCCAGCCGATCATGTTGATCGGCGCCTGGTAGTAGCCTGGCATCGACGGCGACTGCGGGAGCGTCTGCATCTGCGGAAGAGACGAGCGCTGCGCCTGCTGCGCGGCGAGCGCTTGCAGGCTCATGCCCATCGTCTGCTGACCCTGCGGGCTCGTGATGCCCGTCGTGATCCGGTCGAGAAGGCTGGCCCAGTTCACCCCGCTCGCGGACGGCGCCACACCCGTGAGAGAGCTGCCGATCCCCTGCGCTGCACCGCCTCCTCCGACGCCAGCCCCGATACCAGCACCTAGCCCGCTGAGCGACAGCATCAGTGGACCTCCGCGCGCATCACCACGCCGAGTCGCTCCGGCCGAAACTCAGGGAACAGCCTCTCGTAGACCTTCGGGTGGTCCGTCTCGAAGAACACGTGCGTGTGGCCGCGCTGCTTCGCCTCCTGCTGCGCCACGAAACACGCAATCCTGACCACCGCCTTCGCGAGCCGCGGACTCCGGTAGGTGCGGTCGATGATCAGCGTGTCGATCGTGATGCCGCGGTGGAATGCGTTGTCGGATAGGCAGAAGAGCGCCGCCGGCTCCTCGTTCGCACCCACGTAGATCGCGTACGCGCGCCAGTCGGTGTCCGCTAGCGCCTCGTCGAGCACTAGATTCAGGTCCCAGTCCTTCTGGCGCAGGAGCCGCTCAGGAACCCGGTCGAGCGTCGTTCGTTCGATGGTGAGGTTCACGCTGCTACTCCAGGTACGAAGTGAGGCCACCCTGCACGGCTACCGCACCTGAGAGCGTCATCACGAAGTCGTCGCCAGTGGCACGCGCGCGGAAGATGGGCTGGCCGCCGTTGCTCCAGATCAGCTCGCCGGCACCGGAGAAGACGTGCGGCCCGCTGATCACGGTGCTCCCCGACTTGAACGTCACGTTCACGGGCCCCACAGCCCGGATGCGCAGGTACGTGATGCAGAAGCGCTTTCCGTCCTGCACCGCGAGCAGCACGTGGTCGGCCGCCGTGTTCTTGTCGATCACGTAGGGAAGGACGTCGTTACGCATGGCATCCACCGCCGAGCGACCGAGCTCTGCCACGAGGACACGCACGAGCTCTACGCCCCACGCCTGCCACGAGCCGTAGTCGCGCGGAAGCGGAAGCGCCCTCATGCGACCTCACGTCCCACCCCCACGCGGGCGAAGTACGGCACCACGGCGTCGATGCCCTTGCCCGAGAGGCCGCGCGCCTCGAGCTCGATCGTGTGGCGCTCGGCGATCTGGTTGGCAGGCACACGCCGGCGTACCTTCGTCGCGTCGATCGGCGTGGCCGTGGACCCGAGGTCCCGCTCGACCACGGCGTAGGGCGCGTCTCGGTACTGGCGCGCCAGGCGCACGGTCACCTTCGCCAGCGCCACGCGATCCGCGATCACGTCCACGTGCCCGAGCCGGCAGCGGTCGAGCTTGTACGGGTTCAACTGCTGCGACTTCGCGCGACCCACGATCTCGGAGCCGTTGTCCGTGTCCTCCACGTCGAACTCGTAGACCCGCCCCGTCGGGTTGAAGTCGCCGCCCAGGATCGACGGGAACGCGACCTGGAGCCGATATTCGTCGAACGGCTCCTCCCAGTCGTCGAAGTCCTCCGAGTGCTCGTCCCATGTGAGCGTTCCGATGCGCCGGTAGCGGCCCCAGCAGTTCACGGCAAAGCTGAAGCGCGCGAAGCTCGCGTTCGTGGTCGAGAGCACGAGCGTCTTGCTAGGCGTCTCGGCATCCTTCGCGACCACCGACCACCAGACCTCCTTGTGCTCCGGCACGACGAGCGCCGAGGTCCAGTAGGAGAACTCGGCATTCACGAGGTCGCGGATCAGGTGCGGGTTGGTGCTCTCGTCGGCGTCGTCCACGCGCAGGCCGTTGCATTCGATCAGCGCATGGGTCCCAATCGCGAGTACCGCGCGGTCCACCGCGACGGCCCCGAAGGAGCTGTCGCACCCGCGGGTCGTCGAGAGGTTCTCCCAGGAGTACGGGAAGATCGGGTCCCCGGTGTACCTGAACGCCCACGTCTCACCGCCCTCGCAGAAGTAGAGGATCGTGTCGCCGAGGACGACGGCGCTCAGAATCGCCGCCTCACTCGGGATGTCGGACCAGCGGTTGAGGTCGAGCTTCTCCGGGTTGTTCACCACCGAGAGCCAGACGCGCCCGAGGTAGAACGTCCCGTCGATCTTGAGCCCTGCGTAGAGCACGCGATCGCGGTGACGCGTGATGAGCCGCGCCGTATCCACGTGGTTCGAGCCATCCCCCACGGTGTCGAGCGTGTAGACGCCGAGCGATGCTCCGACCACCTTGCGCGGTCGGTTCACGTTGTCGGAGAAGTAGACGGCATCGCGGAACTCGCACACCACGAGGCGATCCGAGGCGCCCCCGGGCGTCCCCGTCCAGTCGATGCCGAAGTGGTCCTCGAACCGCTCCTGGACGGTGCTCCAGAGGTACGCGCGCGTCGGCGTGAAGGCCCAGAGGCGCTCAAGCCGCGTCGAGCCGTCGTAGGAGTTGATGATCCCGAGAATGGGAGCGCCGGATTCGTACTCGTACGTAATCAGGATGCTGTCGAGCGCGCACGGGGCGCCCCACGTGATCGACCATACGCCCGTCGCGTAGTTGATCGTCCCGGTGCCGCTCCCCACGAGGTTCCCGGCCCCGTCGTCAGTCACCGTCTGGGCGCCGCAGACGAACGTCACCTTGTAGGTGCTCGGCGCGACCTCGGCCGGATGCACCGGGAGCTCGGTCAGCGTCCCGCCCGTCACCGTCAGGCCGAGATTCCCGCCGTCCGTATCGACCTGCTCCGGGTAGCAGGTGCCGAACACCCGATACCCGCGGCGCACCTCGAGCCGGCCGCGGCGCACCACCATGTCGTCGAGATCGCGCCATGTCTGCTCAGGCGCGATCCACGGCTCCTTCGCTCCGTAGAGGCCCACGCTCACGTCGGCGATCGGGTACGGCTCGTACATCAGACGTTCGCCATCCAGAGGCGCAGATCGACGCGCGGGCCGAAGCTCGCCTCCCACGCCGTCGAGTTGACTGTGCAGTTTTGGCTCGACCAGACGCGGATCGAAGCCGTTTGGGTCGCGTTCGGCGTGATGACCAGAAGCGTGCGGCGACACACGAACTCAGCGATCCCGCCGGCCACGATGTTCGCGGCCCCGGCGTGGTAGTACGTGTACGCACCAGCCCCAGGCTTGAGGCCAACCTGGGCGTGGACCTTCGCCGTGGCACCGCTCACGTTGAACACGCTGAACGTCGCCTCGACCTCGACTTGGAGGGAGACGGCCGTCGGTAGGCTGGTCAGCGCCACCTCGAAATCGACGCCCGCCGACGCCTCGATGGTCTTCCAGTTCCCCGTGGTGAGAGCGCCCTCGTAGGTCGTGAAGTTGTGCGCGTCCGAGCCAGCGCGCGCGCGCAAGAACTGCCACGAGGAACCGTTCCAGACCGTCGCGGCGTAGCCGCCGTCGGTCAGAATCCAGAGGTAGCCGGTCGGGAGCGTGTCGGTCAGCGCGTTGCGCTGCGCTAGCGTTCCGACGCCGTAGCCCAGGTACTGATCCCAGGTCGTTCCGTTGTGTCCTTCGACGAATTTGAGCGTCGAACGGAGAAACACGTTGCCGTCCGCCGGCGCCGTGATCGCGGTGCCACGGTCGGTGAGCGAGCCGCGCGCGAACTTGTGGCGGCCGCGCCGCGCTGCGCTCGCGTTGTCGGGGAAGTAGTGCTCCGCCGCGATGCGCTCCTCGAGCGCGTTCATGTTCTGGCGGATCTTGTCGTCGCCGAGGTTGGCCGCCTCGGAACCTACCGGCCAAGTCTTGTCGAAGTCCACCACGGCTAGAAGTCCGCCCGCAGGCGGTAGCTCGTGGGTCGAGCCAGGCTTCGCGCGCGCATCCTCGCCACGACCGCCGGGAAGGCCGCGTCGTAGCGCTGCGCGATGTCGTCGTAGCCGAGGTCACGCGCCACCTTCGCCGTGGCCCCGCGGATCACGGCCTCGGCCGTGAGTGAGTTCGCGATGCCGTCCGCCTCGAGCTCCTCGCGGTAGAGCTGGCAGGGCACGACGGCCGTGTATGCCTGGTCCGGGATCGGCCGGAACGTGAGCGACGAGCCGCGCACGAGCACCTCGGTAGGTCGCCCCTGCGCCGTGTCCTCTCTGTCCCACTCGGACCAGAAGTCCTCGGTGCGCGTGTAGCGGCATAGCGGAATCGTGTCGCCCAGGATCCACAGATCGCTCTGCGTCGCGCGCACCATGCCGGCGTTCGCTGCGCCGACGTCCGCTGCGCTCTCGAGGTCGTACGTCTCCTGACCGGGCACGAGCGCGAAGCGCACCTCGCCCTCCCGGAAGGTCCCGGGCACGAGATCCACCAAGTCAAACTGCCAGACGTAGTTCGCCGCGGCGAGGAGACGCGTTCCGTCGAGCACGTCTCCGGCTGCGTCTCCCAGGTTCACCCGTATGGCTGCCACGATCTCGTCGCGCGTCATGCACTCTCTCGAAGGGTTCGGGCGGTCCGGGGAAAGCGACTACCCCGGACCGCCCTTTCACGAGGAGGCCGCACCCCCCTGTTACGCGGCTTCCCGATCCTGGTTGATCCCGGCGACGAGGACCGCCACCATGATCACCGGCGCGTTGGCCGGCGCGGTGCTCGACACGTCGAGCACCACGTCCACGGTGGACGACGCGGTTGCGGGGATCACCTTGGCCCCCTTGGCCGTCGTGGGGATCACGTTGTTTGCGTGCCCACCGGCCGTCTTCAGGTCGATCGCGCCCGAGAGGGCGATGTCACCGCCCGTGTTCTCGAGGTTGACCGTGCCGGTGACAGTCGTCCCCGTCGCGGCGGTGTCCACGCGGACCTGCGCATCGAGAATGCGAGCGTCCTTCGGCAACGTGAAGAGCACGTTGCGGTCGGTGTTCGCGATCGTCGGCGTGCAGACCCGCACGAGCCACGTCCCCTCGTCGAGGGCGTGCTTCTGGTGCCTGTCGGCTGTGAGAACCATGTTCTCCGGCCCTCCGCCTACGAGCTCGGCGCGTCGATGGTCGCGACGCGGATGAGCCCGTAGTCCTTCGAGTTGAACCGCGCCTTCTTCACGCCGAAGATCGACGCCACGCCGACGCCCGTGAGCTCGCCGTAGTCGTCCACGTCCTCGACGATCGAGAACAGGTCGCGGCTGCTCTCCACCTGGCGGCCGAGCTTCGAGTACGGGTTGCCGAACCCGATGTGCCCGGCCTGCGCGCCCAGGAGGAGCCCGTAGTTCGTGTTGCTCGCGGCGATGCGCGGCAGGTAGGTGCTCTCGTGAATCACCACCCCGTCCCACATGCCGACGGCCCCGTTGAATAGCGGGTTCTCCTCGCCCCGGTTCGCCGCCTGCGCGACAAAGCTCCGCCAGGCGTCCACACCCGTCCCCTCCTTGAGCGAGGTGATCTGGTACGGGTGGAGGAGCAGCACGAACCAGTCTCGCCCGTCGAACCGCGCGGGGCGGATCGGCGGATCCATCATCACGGCCATCTCCTTGAGGGTCGTGACGTAGGAGAGCAGGAATTGGCCCGCGCCCGTCTTGTCGAGCGCGTGCCCCGCGTCGGGAGCCGTGAGCGTGAAGCCGTTGAAGCTCACGGCGGCGGCCAGGTCGGCGTTGTCGCCGGCCGTACCGCAGAGCGAGGCGAGAAGGAACTCCTCGAACACCCGCGCGTAGAAGTCGGCGAGCTGATCCATCGCCGCCGCGCGGTAGTCGTGGAGCGTCCGCTGTTGCGTCATGGTGTCGTACCGGACGCCTTCGCGGAGCTGGTCGATCAGGAACGAGTCCTGATACCACGTGAGGGCCTGCTCGTTGCCCTTCAGCGTGTTCGACCCGTGGATGCCGTAGCCGCCGAGCCTGACCAGCAGGTCGTACTTGATCTGGTCTCCGCGCTCCTTCTTCAGGTCCGTGTGGAGCTGGATGATGGAGCCGGCGTCCGTGCCCATGAACCGCCGTGCGTACGTGCGGTTGATGGCCTCGCGCGCCATCCAGGGCGACCAGCGCTTGACCGCCTGCGGATCGGACGTGCCGATCTGCGACAGGGCCATGTCGATTCCCCTAGTCCGAGGGCGCTCTCAACCGCGACTGCGGACCCTCCGCTGTGCGGAGAGCGCCGTTTCGGTCGCGGGGCGGTCGCTGTGTTCGCGCCCTGGCCCGGGGGTCCGGGCCCTCTCGGATATCGCTCCGAGGCGGCGGGAGTGGAACGACGCTCCCTGCTACGTCCCGTTCGCCCGATCTCGCTCGGCGGCGGCGGCGGTCGGGTGAGGCCGCATGTTCAACCCGACCATCGAGGTACTCGCTCAAGCGATCCCGGGTCAAGAGGCGGCCGAGAGCTCCTTCTCCGCGAGCTCGCCCATGAGCCGCTTGTACTCCTTCGCCTCGGCGTCGGTCCACTGGAGGACCGGCTTCGCTTGGAGCTCAGTGAGCCGCGTGCTCGAGGTGTCCGCCTCGCGCGGCGCGCGGCCCCTGGAGGCCATCGGACGCGGCTTCTCGGCCGGGACCCGACCGATCACCGGAGCCGGGTCGGAATCGGCGGCCTGAGCCGGCGTAGCGCTCGCCTGCCGCGCCTTGTAGCGGCCGAGCACCTTGCGCATCCGCCCCGGCGACACGGTGACGGCGGCCGTAACCAGCGCCTCGACGTCCTCCATCGAGGTCGCGATGTCCGGGTACGCCGCCTGGAACTTCGGCAAGAGCCCGTTCGACTCGATGAACGCACAGACCCGCTCGAGGTCGGCCATCACGTCGCCCGTCGGATGTAGCGTCACCTGGGTTTCGACCTGCGCCTGCTGCACCAGGCCGTCGAGGTACTGGAAGCCCTCGACGAGCCGCGCCATCGGCTTCGCGTTCTCGGCCGGGTCCTCGAGCACGATCGACAGGCGTGCCGACTCAACGCGCGCCACGTAGGCCGCCGCCGGGTCCTGCGGCGCCGGGCTCTGGCTCACGTACTGGGTCAACGCCTCGGGCTTTACGTACGGCTGCCCGTTCTCGTCGATCTCGATGGGGATTCGCCCCGGCTTCGCTCCGGGCTGCGCAGCGGGCGGTGCGCCCTGCGGCGCGGGGGCCGCGGCGATGGCCGGCGTCGCGACCGGGCCATGCTGGCGAAGCTGCGTACGGAGCTCGGAGAGCGTGCGCACGAAGCCCTGGCGCTCGGCCTGTCGCTCTTGCTCGAGCGTGGCGAGGCGCGCCTCGAGCTGCTCGACCGTAAGCGGCGCGGGCTCGGGCGCCGCGCCCGCGGCGGTCGGCTCGGGGGCGGGGTCCACAGCCGGCGCGGCCGTGGCAGGCTCGGGAGCCGGTGCCAGCTCGGGCTGCGGGCTCGGCTCCGGCTCGGGGGCCTTGGCTTCGTCGAGCTGATTCAGGAGGTCATCGCTCATGGGGTCGCCTTTCGTCTACTGCTGGACCGCTTCACCCGACCTCGGGTCCCCCCCGAACATCGTCTGCAAGCGGAGCTTCTCGGCCTCGTCGGCCTTCTCCCAGAGCGCGAGGAACGCGAGCCACGCATCGGTCGCCGACTCCACGCGGTCGATCTTCTGCTGCCGCTTGCGGTCGGCCGACTCTTCCATCGCCTTTCGCTGGTCGAGCTCGAAGCGCGCACCCTTGAGCGCCACCTCACCGGCCATGAGCGCGCGCTGCGCCTTCTGCTCCTCGGCGGCCTGCTTCGCCGTGCCCTCGCGCACCTGGCGCGCGTAGCCCTTGAGCCGCTCGGACATCGACCGGCTCCCCGCGACGAGCTCTAGCAGCACCTCGGGATCGACCGGCGTCATGGGGGCGATGGCGAGCACCTGGAGTAGCACGTTGAGCTGCGACAGGCGCTGCATCTCGCTCGCCTCGCTCGGCTGGAGCTCGATGTCGTAGCGGAGATTGCGAAGATCGCGGATCTGGATCTGCTCCTTGCGCTCCGTATCCACGATTACGCCACCGGGCGCGATCTGGTAGCGCTCCGAGGAGCCGAGGAGCGCGAGAATCTGATCATCCGGCATCGCGGCGACGATCGTCTCGACCACGCGACGGGCAATGCCCTTCTGGTAGCGGTGGAAGTTGCGCAGCACGCCCTGTAGCGAGCGGATCGCCTTCTTCTCGCGCAGCGCCACGGTCGCCGCGGCCTCGACTGCGCGCGCCGGACTCTCGGCGTCCATGAAGATCCCGGAGATTCGGTCCACCATTTCTACCGCGACCTGGAGTCGCCTCGCAGCAGCGTCCGAGTAGACCGGCACTTGGCGCGGCTGCACCTTCCCGCCCGTGAGTCCGCCGTCGTTCACGATCGCGACGCTTCCGCCCTTGGCGTTGTCCTCCTCGAACGTCTCCTTGTCGTCGATCGCGCTCGCCTCGGCGATCCAGCCGGGCTTCGACTGCGCCATCATGTGGTCGAGCGAGACGCTGTGCGCCTTGTTCACGTCGCGCTGCGGGTCGATCAGATTGCGCAGCGGCCCGAACGAGCAGCCCGTCTTGCCGTCGATGTAGCAGGGGAACGGCTCGATCGAGAAGCCCTCGTAAGGTTCTGGCAGCACGTCCTCGAAGAGCACCTTCGAGCCCATGAACTCGATGACGCGGACCTCGTGGTCCCAGACGCGGAGCACCGAGACGCCCTGGAACGCAGGCACGCCTGCGCCCTGCTCGATCATCACGGCGAGCTCGTCGTCGATCTGCTTCACCTGGCCGTCGGGCGTCTCTACCCACGGGCGCTTCACGGGCTGGAGGTACTCGCAGCGAATGATCTTGACCTCGCGCTTCTCGCGCGATACGTAGAGCCCGCCGTCGTCGTAGTCGCCGCGCCGCCCGCCCCAGGCGCCACCGGCGCCACCGGCCGGGACCTGCGCGGAGCCCGCGTAGTAGCTAGACTCGCCCTCCATCATCGAGTCGAGGGCCGCCCGGTGCTGCGGGTACTCGCGCAGGAACTCCTCGCGCGAAACCCATCGGTGCTGGAACCAATCGCGCGCATCGGCTCTAGAGCGCCGCGTCGCGGTCGGGTCCGGGAGTATTTCGGTCGGGTCGAGCGGGTCGATGTGGATCGAGATCCAGCTCGGGCGCTTGGGATCGCGCGTCGCGGTAAGCTGTGCGTAGCCCTCTCCCGTGACCACGCCAGCCTCGTAAACCTGTGAATCCACTTCATCCGCCCCAGCGTCCTCTAGCACGCGCTGAAGCAGCGCATCCACCACCTCGGCGGTTCCGACATCCTTCCCGTCCAATGGCGCGATGCGCGGCGAGCGCTTTCCATCCTCGTTCATGCCGACGAGCGTCTGAATCTTCTGGAACACGACGTTCATGGTGAACGCCGCGCGCTTCTGCTCCTTCAGCACGCGGAGGTCTGCTTCGCGCCACTGCTGGCCGGCCACGAATGAGAGCGCCTCGACCTTCTCACGAATCGAGTCCTTGAAGTGATTGCAGCGGTCCTCGTAGCGCTTTCGGAAGAGGCGGAGCTTGGCGTCCTCGCCCTTCTCCGACGCCTCGAAGAGGTCGCGCTCTTGATCGCTGCCGAGGCTCTCGTACGCCATTGTGTTTCAGCCCGCCATGAAGGAGGCGTCGGCGTGGTGGCGGCGCACCGGGCGCTTCCTAGGAAGGGTCTCGCGCAACGCGATGGCGAGGTAACCGAAGGCGTCCGCGCCATGCGAAGTCCAGTCGTGGAGCGGCCGACCTCGGAGCTCGCCAGAGCGCGGATCCTCGGCGCGCCGATAGTGACGCAGCGCCTCGCGACCCTGGTTCGTGCGCATGTCGTCGAAGTACGTGCGCGGGAGAATGTTTCGCACCGCCTCGATCCGGTCCTCGACTGAGAGCGCCGGGGCCACGTCGAAGCGGATGCCGAGCTTCTCGGCCGTCTCGAGGCGAGACTTCCCACTACCGAGCTCGCGGACCATGATGTCCGGCGGCGCGATGTGGCGCTTGTAGACGTAGCCGCGCTTGGCGAGCTCCTGCGCGTAGTGGCCGAGCCCTTCGCCCTCAGCCTCGTAGTAGTCGATCGCCCGGATCTCCGAGCCGAGCTGCTGCACGAACCATATCGCCGTCGCGTCGCCAACGCCGAGGTCCCAGGCCGTGGTAACCCCGAGCGCCGGGTCGTACGGGAGGCGCAGGATGCGGCCCTCGCGCTCGGCGTCCTCGATCCGCGTGGCGTAGTACGCGCCGCGCATGGAGGCGGTCCACGAGTCGCCGTACTCGCGCGCGAACTGCTCGGGGCTCATGTCGCGATGGAGGAGGCGCAGCTCCTCGCTGTTGATCACACCCGTGTCGGCGGCCGTCAAGAAGATCCGCGTCCACGGCGGCTCGGTCGCCTTCTGGTAGAGCTCGTAGAAGTAGTTGAGCCCGTTCTTCGTGCCGATGAAGAGCGCCCAGCCGTCGCGGTCGGAGAGCGATGGGCGGATCACCTCCGGCCAAGCCGAGGCCGGCATCTGCGAAACCTCGTCGAGCACCGCGCCGTCGAGGTAGATGCCGCGCAGCGAGTCGGGGTTGTCGGCGCCGAAGAGCGTGATGCGCGCGCCGTTCGGGTAGTCGCAGCGAAGCTCCGAGTCGTTGAACATGACGCCCGGGATGGGTCGCGCGAACTTCTTGAGCAGATCCCAGACGACGAGCTTCGCTTGCCGGTAGGTCGGTGCGATGTACGCAAAGCGCGGCATCTCTCGCTTACACGTGATTGCGCCGCGCTGGAGCTCGTTCAATCCGGCCCACGTCTTCCCCATGCGGCGATGGCAGACGGCTACGACGAAGCGGTGGTCGCGGAGCGCGTCGTGGATCTTGCGTTGGCAGGCACGGGGCGCGTACGGAATCTCGACCACGCGCGCCGCGGCGCTCACTTCTCCGGCTCCTGCCACTTGATCACAATCGGTCCGCCGTCCTCTCCTGTGACCTCGAGCTTGGCGGGCCAGATGCGTTCGACGGCCAGGCGCCAGAACTTCTCGTCGCCATCGCGTAGCTTGCCCTCGAAGACATGGCGAAGCTCCTCGGCGGTCTCCGCTTCGTCGAAGAGGCGCCGGATGCGCCCGACGAAGCCTTCCTTCGTGCCCGGTGCGCGGCCCTTCGGATTGCCCGAGACGCCCTTCGGGAACGGGCGCAGGTTTTCCTTACGACCGCGCGGCACGCTTGGCGCCCATCTTCGCGGGCAGAGGAATTCGTTGCTGTTCCACTGCTGGTGTCCGCGGCGGCTGTGCCACGTGGAACCAGCGCAGGCACTTCGGGCAGCGCAGCGGAGAGTCCTTCGCGTTCACGCCGAAGAACGCGAAGCCGACGGGTCGCTCGTGGCCGCAGTGCGAGCACGCAACGAGACGGCGCTCGTTTCGACTGGAACCACCCCCGGGGCTCATGGGGAGTGCCTACGCCTCCAAGCGATCCCGGCGCAAGCGGAGAGCTTCGAGGGCCGCGTCGAGCTGCCAGAGGACCCGGCCGCCCTTGGGCCCCGCGCGCCGGCACGGGACCCCGCATCGGGCGAGGCGCGATCGGAGCTTCTGGAGGTTACGCCGCTCGAAGCGGGCGGCCAGATCGCGGGCGGTGACCCACTCGGAGGTCATTCGAAAACCTCGAGCACGACCCGGCCCTCGCCACGCTGCGCACGGGCCCAGGTGTACGAGCGCTCTAGCTGGTCTCGCCGGTCGCCCGCGATCACGCCGGGGAAGCCTTGCCTCGGCTGTAGCGCGTCGATCAGCCACTTGAACGACCACTGGAGGTTTTCCGGGTCCGGCTCGACCGCGGAATAGCGGGTGCAGACGATGCGCGCGTGGGGAAGCGGCTCGGGCGGCAGGGAGCGCGCCGCCAGGAGGCGCACGGCGCGCTGCCACTGTCGCTTGAGCCGGATCTCTCGCCAACGGTGGGTGCGATCCCCCGTGTTCGTGGGCGGCAGCCCGGGCAGCTCGATGGTGAGCCGGTAGCTCAGGAGCCGGCCTTGAGCTGCTGCTTCGCGACGCGCAGGTTCGCGATCGCGACGTTGATCATCTGGACCGAGAGCGAAGGTTCCTCGCCGGCCTCGATGCCCTCGTCGATCTCGCCGACGGTGAGCGGAAGCGGGCGTGGTCTGCGTTGCTTCGGTCATGTGCGGTTCTCCTCTGGGTGCGGCTCGTGGCCGCGGTTGCGGGTCAGTCGAACGGGTTCGGGGCCGTGGCTTCGCTCGCGGTCACGCTGAGTGCTGCGAGTGCCGAGGCGAACGGTCGCGGCATGGGTTCGTCGCCGTAGAGCTGCCGCCACTTGGCTTGGGAGGCGCCAAGGGTCGGCGCTGGCCCGCAGTGGGCGCAGGGAGGCGCTGCGCGGCGCACGCGCGGGTCGCGATCGCAGGATCGGCACGGCGCGTAGGACTGCGAGAGCGTCGCCTGGTAGTCCGGATCGTTCGGCGTGACCCAGCAACCGCGCACGAAGTCCCAGAGAGCGCCGCGGGCGTTGAGCGCGCGGATGACGGCGAAGAGCGCGAGCTCGACGGCGCTGTTCTCGCGCGGAACGCCTTGCGCCTGGTCGCGAGACCCGCGTTCCGACTGGAGCCGCCGAGAGCGCGCCGCGTCGATCTCCGCGCGCACGACGGCGAGCGTCGGCGTCGAGGTGGTCTGTGCCTTCCGGTAGACCGCATCGAGCGCGGCCGTGATGTCGGCGAAGTCGTAGGCCGCGAGGAACCTGTTCCACTTCGCGCGCTCGCGATGGCCGAGGCCGTGGAGGTCGAAGAACTCGGCGAGCGTCACGGGCGCCTCCCGGCGGTGTTCTCGATGGCGCGGAGGCGAGCGCGATGGGCGAGCACTTCATCGCCGGCTCTGGCGTTGGCCTTCGACTTCGCGAGCGTCGCTTCCTTGCGGATCCAGTTGCGGACCGCGGCCTCCCAGTCCTTGCGGCGCTTGCCGTTGGCGCGGTGCCAGTCGAGGCAAGCGTTCACGGCGTGGCGGACGCCCTCGCCGCCTTCGCCGAGTGCTCCGGCTTCGGCTGGGTGCTCGAGGCACCAGAACTCGGCATCGAGGACGAGCGAGTCGAGCTCCTGGGAACCTTCCGCCGGCGGGTCGGTGAAGCCGCGCGCTCGGCGGCCTCCGGGCTCCGGTTCCGGGTCCAGGGCGGAGCCCTGCGGGGGGGCCGGCGCGCCAGCGCCGGGGAGCGCCGAAGGCGCATCCCCCTCCACACCTCCCCCTCCCTCTCCAAGACCTTCTCCAAGACCAAGACCAAGACCTACAGAGGCGGGAGATTCCGGGAGATTCCCGGAGATTCCGGGATCACTCTTGGGGGGTTCGTGTCGGCTCCCGGAAGCCGGAGGAGCCGGGTAGCGACTCTCCTTCGAGCGGTTTTGCTTCCCGCGGTAAACCTCCCAGTTGACGAGCTGTAGGTAGAGGACGCCGGCGACGCGGTAGAGCTGCACGCAGCCCTCCTCCGCGAGCTCTTGCACGTAAGCGGCGACGCGCTCGGGCGTGACCTTCGGCCGGCGAGGGAAGAGCGCGGCTTTGAGCACGAGCGGGTCGGCTTCCATGCGACCGTAGTCGTCAACGGCAACGATCAGCGCACGGAACGTCAGGTCCGCCTCGAGCGACACGCAAGCGAGCGACCGGCTGGCGTTGATCTCCCCGCGAATGACGCGGCTCGGCATCCTCTCACCCCCTCAGGTGTGCCCCGCAGGAACCGGCCGGGGCCACGCCGGGAGGGACTCAGCAGCCCGGCCGCTTGCCCTTCTTGCCCTTGCGCTTCATCTCACCCCCTTTCGTGCCCCGACGACGCGCTCGACCGGCACCGCCACATCACAAAGAGCCGGGTGAAGCAGGATCACGTCGCCCGTGTAGTCGGGCCTGCCCTCCTCCCACTTGCCGGGCTTGAAGTCACCCGCCTCGGCCTCGCGCTCCTCGCGCACGCGGATGGCGCGGGTAGCGATCTCGACCTCTCGCCACAGGCGCTTCTGCGCGGCGGCACGGGCCCTAGAACAACGATCGCACCGGCGCCTGGGGCGTCCCTGCCCTCCGGGCACGAATCGGGCCGTGTCTTGGCGATTGATCGGCGACCCGCATTCGTGGCAGTGGCGCCGGATGCGGCCGAGCGGGAAGAGCGGGAGCTCGAGCTGGTCGCTCATCGCCTGGCCCACCACGGCGCGCGCGGCGCCTCGTGGGTCCACGTCACGTGCTCGGCGGGCGGCTTCGTGTTGAAGCGCTCGTGGGGCTCGGCCTCGATGGCTTCGTAGAGGCGGCGCCAGTGCTCCCACGGCGCGTCGTGCTCGATCACGTAGGTGCGCTCGGGCACGCTGACGCTCACGACTTCTCCTCGTGCGCCCGCACGTAGAGAACGCCAGCACGAACCACCGCCTCGAAGCCGAAGCCGGCCGGGAGGCCAGTGATCTCCCCGCGGTTGATCTTGCAGGCGGGCGACGAGAGGTACTGGCCCTCTGCGATCCGGCACCACTTGCCTGGCTTCTTCGTGGCCTGCTCGAGCAGCGGTAGCAACGCGGATCGCCTGCGCCCGCTGTTCACCTTCGGCGGCGCGTCCACGAACATCGCGTGAGGCAGAACCTTCACCCTTGCTCCTTCTGCTTCTTCAGCCGCTCGCGGAAGTAGCCCGGGTGCGCCTGGCGCCACTTGCGGTTGTACTCGGAGCGGTGCTTGGCGTAGCAGGGGCCGCACCAGACCGGCGGACGCCCCGTCGTGTAGGGGAGCGCGACGCTGTCACGCGGGCTCTCCGACGGTGTGCCGCTGCAGCCGGCGCTGGCGAGCTCCCGCGCGCAGCGGCCTCCGACGGTGGAGAAGCACGGCGCGCAGGATCAGGCCGGTGAACTCCTCCCGGCCGACGTGGCGCGCGATGAGGAGCAGGGCGAACGCAGGGAGAGGGTGCGCCCGATCCGGCGAGAGCCACTTCGAGACGTTGGACCGCCAGGAGCGCAGGGACCCGCGCCAATCCTGAACCCGGGCAGCATCCACGACGATGGCGTGGCGCTGCTCCTCGGTCGCTTCGCTCCAGACTCTCCAGGCCGCGAGTCGCAACTCCTCGGCCAACTCCTCGGGGCGCATCGCGCTCCCTCCCTGCGTTCCACCCGGCGAAAGAAAGGCGCAGCCAATTCGCGGGCCCCTGCCCCGTCGTGGATGGCTGCGGATGGCTGCGAGTGCGAGGCACAGAGAGGCCTGTGCCAGCCTCGGGAAGAAGCGGCCCCGGGCTAGGCTCGTGCCGGCTGTCGAGGACCGGCGCGGGCGCAGGCCCGGGGCCGCGGAGGGGAGCGATGGACGAGCTGATCGGATACGCAGCGGTCGCCCTGGTCGCGACCGCATGGCTTTCGTGGCTGTTCGCGGCGTGGTGCGCGCTGCACTCGTGGTGGACGCTCTCGCGGGGCGACACGGACCAGTGGGAGGCAACGCTCGCGGCGGCCGCCCTGCCCTTCGCGTTCGCCTTCGCGCTGGAGCGGGCGGTTCGGATGGCGGAGCTCGTCAAGTAGCCCGCGGGGGTCACGCCGCCTGTCCTCGAAGTAGATCGCCAAGGTCGAATCCAAGGCGACGCAGGCGCCGGCCGTACTGCTCCATGATCCGCAGGGCGACGTCGCCGGGAACGGGATCGCCGTTGGCGAGCTCTGAGACGCGCGGCTGGGAGAGCCCGATGCTCTCGCCGAACTCGCGCTGCGTGGTCTCCAGATCCGCGATCAGCGCAGCGACGGGCGTCATTGCCAATGGCAATAGCACGGCGCGCGGCGCCACTGCAAGATCCATCTGCGGGAGCAATTGATGCTTGCCCCGCAGGGCGTGACTAGCGTCCCCGGGGTGGGGAAGAGGGTCCAGACGGGCGACGCCGACGTAGGGCGTCGGATCAGGGCCGCGCGCGAGGCTCAGGGGCTCAGTCAGGCCGAACTCGCCTCCAGGGCTGGCCTACGCTCTCAGGGGTACGTCTCCGGGCTCGAGACCGGATCTGTCGCAGCCTCGCGCAAGACTCTCCGCTCGATCGCACGTGTGGTGGGCGAAAGTGCGGGCTTTCTTCTGGACGGGCCCCAGACCGACATGCCGAACGAGCTAGAAACCCTGATCGAATCCGCCGTGTTGCGCTTCCCCAAGCGCGTCCTGCGAGCACTGCGCGACCTCCCTCCGGCCGAGCTCCGGGACCTCGCCGACCAGCTTTCTGCCCTAGCCGCGGCCCTGATCGACCAGCGCCGCGACGACCCCAAGCGCCGCCGCTAGATCGCCACCGCAGATAATTCCCCTTGCGCTCCGCTACGCGGGGTTGTATTGCTATTGGCGATGAAGGCCGCAGCCACTCAGCCCTGCCCGTCCTGCTCCGGCCGCGGTGGCCGCTTCGTCCCCGACGGCTGGGGCTGCGTCGATTGGGACCCCTGCGACTGCGTGGCCCATCTGCGCGGTCACGGCGACGACGCCACCGAGGCGCACCGGATCAGCGCAGGAGCGACCTGCGACCTCTGCTTCGAGGCGCGCACCGGGCACCCGCCCCGCGAGTACGACTACGGCCCTCCGCCTGTCTGCCACGAGTGCGGCGGCGTCGAGGCGTGCGACGAGCGCTGCACCGAGCTCGCCGACCTCGAACAGCCCGGGGCGAAGTGCGGCGACGCATGCGGCCACTGCGGCCGTTGCAGCTAGGGGGGAACCATGAGCACCGACCTGACCCTAGACCTAGACCGCGAGCAGTACATCACGGACTGCGGCTGGTGCCGCACCAACCCGGTGATCGTGGCGCACCCCGACTCGACCGGGATCTGCGCGTCGTGCTTGGCCAAGCACTTCCCGGCCGAAGAGCCTCCCGACCCGATGGCGTTCTGGCGCGGCGTCCGCAACACGCTGCTGATCGTCGCGGCGTTCGTGGTGCTCGGGGCTGCCGTGCGGGTGGGGCTCATGGTGGCGGGGGTGACGCAGTGACGATGGTAGGCGACATGGCAGAGGTAGCGTTCGAGACGATCCCGCTGCGGAAGGGCGCGCACCAGACGCGCGATCATGGCGTCTGCGCGATGGAGCTTGTCGCGTGGATGGCGGGCGAGCCGCACGCAAAAATTTGGGGCGCTTGCCTAACGTCCGCGGACCTGTCTGGCGCGGACCTGTCGTGCGCGCACGGCATCCTTGCCGTAGGCCCCTGTGATGGTTGGATGATGTACGCCGTGCGCCATCCCGACGGTCCGCGCATCAAGGCCGGGTGTCGGTGGTTCACCGTTCCCGAGGCGCGCGAGCACTGGAGCAACCCAGACCGCGCGGCCCACAACGCGCTGATGCTGGCCGGTGTAGACGCGCTCTTGGCGCTCGCCAAGGCGCACGGATGGGAGACGCGATGCGCTGCAAGCCGCGAGGGGGAACCGCGCGATCGCGGCGCGCCGACTCGGGATCACGCGCGAGGGGCTTTACAAGGCGATGAAGCGGCTCGGGATCGAGTGGGCGAAGGGCAGCGGGAATGCGCCGCCGGTGCCGCCGCTGGAGCCGGCGCCGTGACCCGCGCCTCGTGGGGCCACCCCTCGCGCCGCCGCCCCGCGGTGAACGGCGCCGAGGTCGCGCGGCTGCTGCCCGGCCTGGTCGGGCTCGCACTGATCGCGTGGCTCGTCGGGAGCTGCGTGGTGGAGGGGATGCGGTGAGTTTCAAGCGGCCGCGCGCCGCGTCGAAGGAGAGCGAATGAGTCTCTTGTCCCAGGTCGAATCAAAGCCGTCGAAGCGGCCCCCGAGGATCGTCCTCTACGCCAAGCACGGCGTCGGAAAGACCACGTTCGTCGCTGGCATCCCCGGCGTCGTCGTCCTCCCCGCCGAGGAAGGTGAGGGCCGCCTTACCTACGCGAAGCTCCCGCGACCCGAGAGCTACGAGGACGTGCTCAACGGGATCGCCGAGCTCCTCCGCGAGAAGCACGACTACAAGGCGTACGCCATCGACACGATGGATCACGTCGAGCCGCTCGTCTGGTCCAAGGTCTGCGCCGACCACAGCGAGGGGAAGAAGCAGTACGAGTCGATCGAGGACTTCGGCTACGCCAAGGGCTACGTCTACGCCGACCCCTACTGGGCCCGGCTCCTACGCGGCCTCGACGCCCTGCGCCGCGATCGCTCCATGACCACCGTTGTCCTGGCGCACGCCGAGACGCGGACTGTCGAGGACGCGCAGCACGGCTCCTACGAGTTCATCCAGACGAAGCTCCACAAGCGCGCGAACGCACTGCTCCACGAGTGGGCCGACATCGTGGCCTACGCCGAGCTCGAGCAGTCGGTCCGAACGAACGACCAGGGCAAGCGCGAGGTGCGGATCGCCAGCGTGACCGGGCGCCGGATCATGCACCTCGAAAGCCTCGGCGGGTTCGCGGCCAAGAACCGCTACTCACTCCACTCGCCGCTCGAGCTCGACTGGAAGGCGCTGCGCGCCGAGATCGCGAAGGCACTCAAGGGCACCGAGCCCACCCCGAAGGAGGACACGACCGATGCCGCGGCTTGACGCGAATCTCGCCGATGTGAAGGACGAGGACATGGGCGGCGGAGGCTGGCGAGCCTTCAAGGACGGCGAGTACGTGTTCCACGTGCTCGAGAGCGACTACCGGCCGACGAAGGCGAAGAACGGGATGGTGCTCGAGCTGGTCTACGAGTGCATCGACCCCGCGGCCGGGCGCTCCGGCAAGGTCTACGAGTACCTATGCCTGGAACACCCCAAGAGCGACGTGGTTCGCATCGCGAAGGCGAAGCTCAAGGAGCTCGCCATTGCCGTCGGACACCAGAACCCTGACTTCATTCGGGCGAGCGAGGAGCTCCACAATAGGCCGTTCATCCTGAAGGTCAAGCGCGTGAAGGCCGAGGAGGGCTTCGGCGACGACCAAGGGATGAAGAACGAGGCCATCGGGTACGTGCCGATGGGCTCGCAGCGGCCCCGCACGGCGGCGGCGAACGGCGACGAGCCGCCCCCGCACGACGACGCGGACATCCCGTTCTAGGTGCCGGAGCTACCCGTGCCCGCGCTTCCGAAGCTTCTGAACCTGAAGCCTCATGTGGAGACGCGGATCTTCCGCGCGCTCGACGAGGCCAGGGCGAAGGAGGCCGATGGGGCACCGCGGCTCCTGCGGCTCTCCTCGGTCGGCGACTGTCCTCGGGCCCTGTGGGCTGCGCTCCACGGGGTTCCCGAGGACACGCCGCCTGAGGGGCGCATCCTGATCGTGTTCAAGCACGGGAACGCCATCGAGGCGCACGTGATCGAGCTCCTACGCGCCGCCGGGTTCCTCGTGTCAGACCGCGACCAGGCCGGCGGACAGCACCGGATCGAAGCCTACGGCGGCCGCGTGCGCGGGCACATCGACGGGAAGATCCTGCTCGGGAGCAAGGTCGAGCGCGAGCACTTGCTCGAGATCAAGAGCGCGAAGGTCGAGCGCTTCGAGGAGTGCCAGCGGGTCGGCTACGAGGCATGGAACGAGCGGTACGCCGACACGCTGCACGCCTACATGGGGCTCGGTGGCTTCACCCGCGCGCTCGTCGTCGTCTACTGCAAGGACGACTCGCGGATGCACGTCGAGTCGATCGCCTTCGACCCAGACCGCTGGACGCGGCTACGCCTCAAGATCGAGTACGTCCTGGCCGCGGAGTCGGGTCCCGTGGCGAGGCCCGAGGAGGCCGCGTCGCAGTATTGCTCGTTCTGCAAGTGGTGCTCTCGCAACGAGTGGTGCTGGGGCCCGCTCGCTGAGACGCGCTTTGATGACTAGCGGGCGGGACTTGCCGCTGTTCGACTGGTCGCCCCGCGCGCGCACGTCGGACCCGAGGACGAGCAAGGTGGCCGGCGAGCGGGCGCAGCGGTTCGCGAGAGGGCACGCGGCGCTGATCATCAAGGCCCTGGTCGAGCACGGCCCGGGCACGGCGAGCGAGGTCGGTGCGCGCTGCGGGCTCTCGGTCGTGCAGGTCGATCGACGCGCGCTCGAGCTCGTGAACGGCGGGTGGGTGCTGCGCTTCGATCACGGGAGACGCGAGCTCGTGCTCGTCGCGACGGCGAAGAGCGAGGAGTGGTGCCGTGCCTAGCGACGCCGCGATGAAGGCCGCGCGGGAGGCGCTGCCCTGCTGCCGGTACGGACCAGAGGGCGAGTGCTCTCGCTTCGATGACCCTGATATCGGGTGCGAGGCGTGCTGCGCGCTTCGCGCCGTCGCCGCCGCCATCGACGCTGCGGTGGAGGCGGAGCGTGAGGCGTGTGCGGCGGTGTGTGAGGATCAAGCACAGAAGCAGGTTGAGAACGCGAACCCGATTGCCGCGGCATGGGCCGCGTCTGGATGTGCCCGCGCCATCCGCGCAAGGAGCAAGCCGTGACCGACCTCGCCCGACTGCGAGAGCTACTGGCCGCTGCGACGCCGGGTCCGTGGGAAACCGCGGAGCGATCCGACACGATCAACGTGCAGGCCGGCCAGCGCGCCGTTGCGCGGTGCCAGCGCAAGGCCGGCGTGTGGCGCGACGCCGCCCTCATCGTCGCCGCCGTCAACGCCCTCCCCGCCCTCCTCGACCGCATCGAGGCGCTGGAGCGGGTGGCGGAGGCGGCGCGTAGGAGGCGACACGGAGCGTGCCGCATTTGCGGCGTGATCTGGTCGGAGCGCGGCAACCACTCCGACAAGTGCGCCCTCGCCGCCCTCGACGCGAAGGAGCCCAAGCCGTGATGTGGTCTGCGACCTCCATGCTCTACTTCATCATCGCCTTCCTCGAATGGCGCAGCGGGCACCGCGTTCGTTCTCAAATCGCGCTATCCACGTCGGCCTTCTGCGCCGGCATGGGCGTTGGAGTGCCTGGCCTATGACCGACCCGAAGCCGATGGAGCCGCTGAGCGAGGACGAGCTGCGGCTATTGCGTCTCCGGCACCGACGCCAAGGCGTCGAGGACCCCGGCTATTACTGCCACGCTTGCTACGACGGTGATCCTGCACCGCTCGAAGAAGATGTTGGCGAGTGGCCCTGCTACACCGCCCGCCTCCTCGCCGAGCGCGACGCCCTCCGCGAGCGAGTGCGGGTGCTGGAGGCGGCGGCCGCGACATTGCTGGAAGGCTTCGATAAGGCGGTGTTCGTTCGCAACCCAGACATGGACGCCGACAGCGCGTGGGCCATCAAGCTTCTGCCGTACCTGAGAGCCCTGGCCGCCCTCGACGCGAAGGAGAAGCCGTGACCGACGAGAATCCGATGGATCCGCTGAGCGAGGATGAAGAAGCGGAGTTGCGCGAGCACCTACTGCCGTGGGGTGCTGAGTCATCTAGGGCGAATGATCTCACCGCCCGCCTCCTCGCCGAGCGCGACCGGCTCAAGCTGGACATGGAATCGCAGGCAGCGGAGTCCGCTGCTGCGTGGACGCAGTGGTGCGAACAGCGCGACGCTCTGCTGCGCGAGGTGGAGAGGCTGCGCCGGCATCTCGCGCAGGCCGAAGCGTGCATCGAGGATCACATGGAGCCGTTTGCAGACCGAACACACGTTCTCTGCGGCGTGATCCTCGACTCCGGGTATCCATGCACGCTGCCAGAAGCACACCACTCACCACACCTCACCGCCCCCGACGCCGCCCGCGCGGCCAGCGGGAAGGGCGGGGAGGAGCAGTGACACCCGACGAGCGCGCACAGTACGTCGAGGCGATGGCGCTCGCCATCGAGGTTCACCGTTGCGGCTGTGACTCCGACGGAGCGCACGTTCCCACCGCTCGCGTCGAGGACAAGCGCGCCGCCGAGTTCGTCTTGTCGCTGCTAGAGCGTCTGCGCGAAGAGTGCGCGCTGTCGTGCATGGACGTGGAGGACCCCGAAGAAGCGCACTTCGCCACAAAGTACGCCTACCGCATCGCCACGCTCAAACTGCCGCTCGAGAAGGGTGGGGAGGCTAGGTGAGCAAGCGCGCGCTCTTGGAGGCCGCGCTCGAGATCGGCCGGAGACGCGCCGCGCTCCTCGACCGCCTCCGACGCGCGCTCGTGCGCGACGACCAGGCCGCGGTGGTACGGTACGCACGACTCCTCACGGGGCTCGACGAGGACACGGATGCCGAGGGCGCTGGCGCTGCTTCGAGTGAGCACTGACGCGCAGGCCGCAGGCGACCGCGCCGGCCTCCCCTCGCAGCGCCGCGAGGTCGAGAAGATCGCGGAGCGCCACGGACTCGAGGTCGTCGAGTGCGTCGAGCTCGCGGGCGTCTCGGGCGCCCAGGTCCGCGAGGACCCTCGCTTCGTCTCGCTCCTCGCCCGCCTGGCAGAGCCCGGCATCGACGGCCTGATCGTCACCGACTTCGACCGGCTCTTCCGCCGCGGCCGCTTCGCCGACTACGGCATCCTCGACGCCTTCGCCGACACCGGAACCGTGCTCTGGACGTCCGAGGGCCCGGTCGATCCGCGGCAGGACTCCGACGCGCTCCTCTCGGTCATCCGGGGCGAGATCGCAGGCATGGAGCGCCGCCGCATCGCCGAGCGCACGCAGCGCGCGAAGGAAGTCCTCCGCCTCGCCGGCCGCCACGTCGCGGGCGACGAGGGGCTCCCCTACGGCGTGGCCTACGACAAGGCCGCGGCGCGCTGGTCGTACCTCCCGGCCGAGGCGACCGTCGTGCGCGAGGTCTACGCCCGCTTCCTGGCCGGGGAGCGCAACCTCTCGGCCCTCGCCCGCGAGCTCGGCCTCGTGCGGACGCTCCCGTACAAGATCCTGACCCAGCCCCTCTACGGGGGCGTGCGCCGCATCCTCTACCGCTACCCGGGCCGGCGCCGGGTCGCGCGGGCGCCGCAGGAAGTGCTCGAGCAGCGCGTGATCGAGGCGCCGCTCGTCGCCTGGGAGACGTGGCTCGATGTGCAGCGTCGGCTCGAGGCGCGGCGCCGGCCAGCGCGCAGCACAGCCCCGGCGCTCCTCCGGGGCCTCGCGACATGCGCGTCCTGCGGGGCGCCGCTCCACGTCCACTGGAGCCGGGAAGCCTGGGGCTACCGCTGCCGGGGTGGGGCCCGAGGGGGCGCCGCGCGCTGCCCGGTCGAGATCGCCGGCCCCGTCGTGGACCTGATCGCGAGCCGGGTCCTGGGCGAGCGCCTGGGCGACGCGGCGCTCCTAGCCGAGCTCCTCGCGGACGCCCTCCGGCGCGGAGCCGAGGGCGCCGAGGCGGACGCCGGGGCCGCCGCCCGCGAGGCGAAGCGGCTGCGCGAGGAGCGCGAGCGGGTCGCCGTCGCCTTCGAGCGCGGCCTGCGCTCGGCCGAGGACGCCGCCCGCCGGGTGCGCGAGCTCGAGGCCGCGATCCGGCGCCTCGAGGCCGCCGCCCCGCGCGCCGCCTCTGACCCGCGCCGGCTGGCGCTCGACCTGGCCGCGCCCTTCGCCGAGTGGGACTTCCTCGGCCTCGCCGACCGGCGCCGCATCCTGGCCGCCGCGGTCGAGTGGGTGCGGGTCCGGCGCACCGGGCGCGCCCAGGCGGCCGTGGAGGCCGTAGGGCTCACGATCCCGACCGAGCCCAGCCCTGTCCCCCCGAACGGCCGACGTCGAGCAACCTGGGGCGTTTGCGGGGGCGTGCTCGAGGTATGGCTCTAGCGCACGCCCTCGTGCGTCAGGGAGAAGTGGTTCCCGTCTGGTCTGGAGAACCGACCTCCCCACGCGCAAAGAGGGTGAACCGTCTCCCACCACTCCCCGAGCGGCGCGTAGTGCTCGCTCGCGACGAGGTACGTCCCGGCCCGGTACAGGTAGAGGTCGATCGCGAGCCGGCGCACGTGCGCCCCGTTCGCCGGGTTGCGGATCTGGCTCAGCCCGGCCCGGTTCAAGCGCATCTGCTCCTCGAGCGACCGCTCGGCCTGTCCCAGCGCCACCTCGAAGCCGAGCTCGTGGGCCCGGTCGAGGAGCCGCGGCAAGAGGCGGCTGAACAGTCGCTGCTTCTCCCCAAGGGTCACGGAGCTGGCCTCGGTCTGGTACACTGTGTCGCGTGGCAGTCTTCGCACGCTACGGCGGTTTGGGTATCACACTCCATGAACCGTGGAAGGATTTCGAGACGTTCTTGCAAGACATGGGGCAACGCCCAGAAGGCACTACGCTCGATCGGATCGACAACAGGAAAGGACATTTCCATGGCAACGTCCGGTGGGCGACCACCAGCGAACAGCAACGGTTCATAACGTTCCACGGACGGGAAATGCCTCTCGTCGCGGCATGTCAGTCCGTCGATATTCACTACGCGACCGTCCTCAAGCGGTTGCACGAACTCGGCTGGGACGCAGAGCGAGCGCTCACGACGCCTTGCCGTCGTTCATTCGATGCTTACGCCAAGCAGACCATCCGCCAACGCGGACACCCGCCCACCGAACGAAGGCGCGCCACCGGGACAACCCGAGAGCGATCAAAGCCTCGTGGTACAGCGCATCGGCCGTAGCACGATCAACATGCCCTGTTCGGAAAAGCCAGTCGTGCAGGATTCCCGCGAGCCCGGTCCTGTACCACTCTGCCAGGTCCCAGGACTCGAGGTCGCACCAGAACGGTCGCTCGGGCGAGGCCGCGATGGGGAACTCGCACTTGTGGCGCTGGAGCTTCGGCCACCAGTATTGGTGCTCAGAGACGAACGTGACCGGGCTGGTCTGCGCCCAGAAGCGGCCATCGGCCGCCCCGTGCTCGACGTAGCCCTCTAGGCGGCCAATGAAGCGCGGCGCCGGGGGCCCGGTCACACGAGCACCAGCCCGTCGCGGTCCCCGCCCCCGTCGAAGCGCGGCGTCTGCGGGAATTGGCCCGTCGGGACGTAGGCCGGCGTGATCGCCTGCCTGAGCTCGCGCCACGTCATGCCCGGCTTCCAGCACGCCTCGAAGGCCAGGCTGAAGGCCCCGCCCCGGCCCGTCGAGTACGCGAGCTCGTGCTCCTGGCAGGCCGCGAAGAGCCCGCGCCTCGAGCGCACGTCCACGATCCGCCCCGCCGTGGGCACGAACGGCGAGGCCGAGTCCGCGGTAGGCCAGTAGCGCGGGAGCGCCGTGGCGTTGCCGTAGAACCGGTCCCGCACCGCCGCCGCCCGGTGCATCCCGCCCGAGAAGCAAGAGTCGAGGATGACCCAGGTCGGACCCTGCGCGCGGCGCGCAAGCTCGGCGTAGCGGTTGTCCCAGAGGATCAGCCCGTCCACGCCGACCAGGCCCTCATCCTTCCGGTCCCCCTCCTCGAGCCGTCCGGGGCGCCACTTGTTCGTGCCGTGGCCGCTGTAGAAGTGGTGCCCCGCGTCGTCCACGCCGATCGACTCGTAGTAGGCCGCCACGTCCACATCGAGCGCGTCGCGGGTGCGCTCGGTAAGCAGCGTGATCGAGAGGCCGCCGTACTTCGCCTCGATCGAGGGTCGGTACGCCTCGTACCAGTCGCGCTTGCGCTCGGCGTCGAGGATGCAGTCCGGGAGCTCCATCCCGGTCGGAGGGTTCTTGTAGTTGAGCCCGTGGAGCAGAACGCGCAGCATGTGTAACTCCTTTCATGGCGTCTCGTGCCAGCGCGCGACGGGCGGCCAGACCGCCGGGAAGCGGCTCAGCCGCTCGGCCGGGAGGAGCACCTCGCGCTTCCTAGGCGGCGTGATCTCGGCCTCGTCGGGCTTGAGCGGTGGCGCCGGGTAGTCGCAGCTCGGCGTCGAGGCGGCGGTCCCGGCGATCCCGCCGAGCGCGCGCAGCGCGTCCGAGACGAGCCCTGCGCCGGCGCCCACCGCGGCCCCAACCGGGGCGATCCCGAAGGCCGCCCCGACCGCGGCGCCGAGGAGCGCTCCGAGCGCCGTGTTCTGGAGCGCGAAGGTCGGTGAGAGCGGGTACGCCTTCACCTCGCGCGGTCGGCCGTCGTCGCCAAAGCAGACCGAGAGGTTGCGGAGGCCCGGTCGAACCTCGACTGCTCCGCCAGTCGGCCCGACGACGACGACCGACGCGCACCCGAGGATCGCCTGCGAGACGACGAAGCATCCTCCGAACCAGAGCGCCATGGCGATGATCGGAAGTGCGGCCTCGATCCGGTCACGCCAGCTACGCATCGTCCGGCTGGAGCTTGCTCCAGAGCGTGAGCCCAGCGGCCGAGAGCGTCGTGATCGCGAGGACGATCTCCTCCACCGACGCCTGGTCGAGCGGCTCGCCGCCGAAGAGGATCGGGTACGCCCCCGTCAGGACCCCGATCACGAACGCCACGATGCGCCTGTAGCCTGTCATCTCTCACCCCCCATCGTCGCTCGGGGCACGCCCGAGCTCGCTCACGGCCCCCGCGAGACTGGTTTGCTTTGCGAGCACGCGGGCAAGATCCTTGCGTATGCCGCGCAGCTCGTAGCTGTTCCACACGCTGATTCCGAGCGCTGTCGCGATCCCAAACAGCACTAGTCGTGGCCCGATGCGGATCGTGTACCCGCCGTTGCTGCCCTTGACCTCGACCTGCGCCAACGCCTCGGTTACGCCGCCCATCTACAGCTCCCGTCCGGTCACATCGAAACGCCTCGCGCACTCGGCCTCAGGCCCGGTGATCGCAAGCTCGCTGCACAGCTCGTCGCAGCAGAGGCGAGAGCGCGAGAGGGTCGGCAGAGGCCCGCGGACGCACTCGCCGGGGGCGATGTTGCCGGGTCCAAGGAGCGAGCCATGCTCGTCCTGGAGGTAGAGCGCGCCGTCACACGCTGCCCCATCGGGCACTCGTATTATTGCCATCCTGTCACGCCCCGCTTCGGCGCCGGGAACCAGAGCGGGTGCGGCTGCGAGAGCCAGCCCCACTCCCCCGAGAAGCGCCCGAGCGCCCAGGCGACGGCCTCGGGCTCGTCGAGCCTCAGACCCACGATGCTGAGGTAGCGACCAGGCTGCCATTGTCACGGCCTCTCCACCGCGCCGATGTCGGGGGCCGCGCCGACCCACGGCAGGCTCACGCCAGCGCCAGCGGACCAGGTGCAGGCCGTGTCCAGGGTGATGGTGGTCGCCGTCATCGACTCGACCTTGCGAACCCCGCAACCCTCGATCTGCACCTTTCGGTCGTTGTTCTCGGTGCCGTCGCTGTTGTAGCCGGCTCCGAGGTAGCTGTTGCGTTCGATGAAGAAGTCGCGCGGGTCGCTGCTGCCGCCGTTCCCCACCACGTCCAGCGCGGTGCTGTTCGACTTGGCCGAAGCGGTGAGCATGAGGAAGCGGCCCTGGTCTACGAGCCCGCCGGCTGCCTGCGGCGTGAAGTCACTCAGCGTGTAGTCGGTCGCGTGGATCGTGGTGAAGGCCGTCGAGGCGGCCGGACACGCAGTCCCGACCATGTTGCCGTTTCCCGAGAACGCCGAGTGAGGGCTCGCATAGGTGCCAGAGAAGCCCTCGGTGCCAAGCGTCTCGGTGGTGGACGAGAAGTGCCGCCAGCACGAGTCTCGAATGACGGGAGTCAGGTTCCATGCGACCCCCGTGGCAAGCCCGCTGGACCCGAAGCCAGAGTCAGCGCGAGATGCACGCTGGTAGCTATTGATCCAGTACGTGTTCCATCCACCCCGGTCGTACATGATGTCGCCCTTGGGCGAGCTGACGTTTAGGTTGGAGTCGTAGAGCGTAGCGTTCCAGACCTCAGTCCCAAGGCTCCCGTAACTCCACGCCGACCCCTGCTGGTTCCGGTAGCTTCGGTAGCCGACGATGGTGGCGCGGATGTTCGACGTGCTGTCGTCGCCGCTGCCGCCGTACCCGTTCCCGAGACAATCCTGCGCGCAGACCGCACCGTTGTCGTAGGACACGAGGCCGCGGAAGCGGTAGCGGTAGGGTTCTGTGAACGGGTCGAAGATGATGCCGACGTTCACGCCGCGCTGATTGTTGTCGTGGCTCGTGCAGCGCACGCACCAGATCGAGCGGCCACCGACTAGGAAGATCCCATCGTCGTTGGTGCTTGGAGTCGCAGAGCCGGTGTTGTAGACCTCTACGTCTACGAAGGCCCCGTTCGACTGCACGTGGTCAATGTTCAGTCCGGTCTGAATGCCGCCGCTGTTCGTGATGTCGTGAACAATGGTGTTGCTGATCTTGTAGTTGTTTAGGGGACCCAGGTTGATCCCGTCCGACGAGTTCAGGTGCTCGTGGTATTCCACGAGGAAGTCGCTCATCTGCGTAGTGCGCGCTGTCGTGTGGGTGGTCAGCGTGTTCCCGGTCGAGTCCTGCACGTTGATCCGCTGCGTGGAGCTAGCACCCTTGATGTGAATTCCGTTTAGGCTGGTCACGTTGATGAGGGCGGCGTGCGTGTCGTAGACGCCGTAGGTTGGCGTGATCCCGGTGCCGTCGAGCGTGAAGTCCCCAGCCGAGCCGCTCCACTCCGAAGCCGTCGCCACCTTGATCGTGATGGGGCTAGCAGCGGTGCAGGACGAGTAGTACGTAGGGTCGATCAGCCAGGCCCCGCCCTGCGCGGCGTTCTGCGTGGCACCTCCCTTCAGGTAGATGGTGCTCCCGCACGGCAGCTTGTTGCCGCTGGTGATGGAGCCCCAGGTGCCATCGCCCCAGAAGCCGGCGTTGTTCGCGAGCCTCGTACCGGGCAGGTTCTGCCAAGCATTCGCGGGCGAAGTACCGCTTCGGTTGTTGTTGGGGTCGGCGCCGCCGGTGGGATCGACGAAGTAGGTGTTCGCGGAAACGGGCTGTGGCTCAACTTCGGAGGATGGGCCAATCCAGAAGGTTTCGTCGGCTGGGTATTTGCTGGCGGCCATTCCGTGCGTCACGTATGCCGTCAGGCCAGGGGTTTCGCCAAACGCAAGTTTTACAATCTCGCCATCCCAGCGTGCTGCCGAATTTGCGCTGGAGGACAAACGCCCCTTGTCTTGGTATTCCCCTGTCTCGATCAACGTCACTCGCTGTCGCGTGTATAGCTTGTTTGCATCGGCGCCAGAACGAGAGTTGTGGTCCCAGCATATCTCGTAACGAATCCACTTCCCGCGTGCTTGAGACATCGTGATTGCGTCGCCCGACACTAGGCTTAGTGTCCCACCACTGCCCCACACAGAGCCTGCGGACCCATCGTTTGCCGCTCCGATGGAGCATCCGAGCGTATCCGTTGTTGATCTCTGCCAGAACGCATCCGTGTTGGTGCCGCCGGACGGCAAGTAAGAGCTGTCGCACCCGTGGCACTGTCCGCGCGGCATCTTTAGAGCCGGCTGCTGCCCTCCAGTAAACAGCCCGCATGTCGCTGTTGCTGGATAGAGGTAGTAACTTCGAGAGCAAACCGTACCGCCGCTGAAGTTCACGACATCATTCGTGATCTCGAACTCGCTGCCGAGCTGCGCGGCAAGCACGCTACCGACTTGGGGCAGCCCTACCGTAGAACCGGCTACGCTCTGGATCACTCGCCCGGCAGACTGCCCGTCGTAAAGGGCCGTCGCGCTGAATCGGTATCCAGACACGCCGTAGCTGGTCGCCGTCAACGGATTGAGATTCGTCCATGACCCGTCGCCTGCGCTGTAGGGTGGGAAGCTCGTTGGGCTGTCAGCCCAGAAGTGCAGGCCGGTAGGCGCCAAGCTGTAGTTCAACGTTTCGCTGGCCAGGCATACAGTCCCGGGGTCGGCGTCCGCGTTGAGACTCGAGCAGCGCGCCTCGATGCCCCCTGTGGTGTGGACAGCCGGATTCACCACGAGCCGCACCGGCACGACGCACGTATCCCCCGGGTTGTCACTGTTCGCCCATGTGACCGTCGTCGTGTATCCAGCCGTGTTCTCGGTCAGGCTCCCAAGCGTCGGGTCGAACGTGTACGTGTTCGGGGTGACTCCGGCTGTTGTCGGAGTGACCGCCAGCCACGACCCACTTGCTCCGATGGTGCGCGCGCCGAAGTTGACCTGCGTACCGTTGGCGGTCGTGAGCTGGCGCGTCGCCGTCGGCGGGATGATCGACGAGTCTCCCTGCCCGTAGGTCGCCGTGAACACCATCTCGGTCTGGTCGCAGGTGAGGTCGCCGATGGCGGTGGCTGTATTGTCCACCACGAGGGTTGTGGTGTCGGTGGTGACAAGGCCCTCGTCGGCCGGGTCAGCTAGGGCACGGCAGGTGATCGTGTAGGTGCCGTCAGCGAGATTGCTGCGAGCGGCCGGAGCCGAATTCCACTCGGGGTCGCGGACGAGGAAGCTCACGTAGTTCGGTGGCGCACCGTCCTGGTCATCGCAGTCCGAGGGCTGGCCGGACTTGGTGCAGTCCGCATCGAACTCGTAGTCGTAGGTTCCGTCGCTCGTGATGTCGCACTCTACGTCGCGAAGGAGCTGCACACCGGGCTTGTCGAACACCGTGCCCGAGGGGTAGATGCGGATGTTGGCGACGGTGTACGGCTCAGGGCCGCCGGGGTCCACAGCGCCAGCCGAATCCACCACGACGGCGCTAATGAAGAAGGTGGAGGGGTCGGTGTCCGGGTCCTCTTGTGTAACGAAATCCACCTCAGCCTCAATAGAGGGCGCTGTCCCGCATCCGCTGATCGTGGCGGTGATGGTTTCTGTGTCTGGCAGAGGACCGGCCAGGTCAGAGCAGTCGCACGCATCGGTGAATACCTGAGTACCGTCCGTATCGTTCGAGACGCCCGTGGCAAAGCCAGAACTCGTCGCGCAGGCGCCACAGTCGCCCGCGATGTCGGCGCCAGTGGTGGGCCATGGGCATGTGCCGCCGTAGGTCACGGTGACATCGATCCCGCTGGCTTGGCTCAGCTCGTCCTCGGTGCGGTCGAGCGTCGCGGTGCCCACGATGGTCTGGTTTCTGACCGTGAGCTGTCGAGACACGACGGGGCTGTCGTCGCCATCGCTATCGTAGGCGCACAGGTTCACCCACTTCGTCGAGCCAGAAGGCGCCCACATGGCATCCGGGGTAGCAACCGCGGCCAGCGAGTTGCTCGCACCGAGCAAAGTCTCGAAGCAGGCGTTGTTACAGTCGGTTACGGCTCCGCAGTTGTGCGCCGTGCCGTCGCAGCCGTCGCACCTCCAATTGATCCCACCGTCTGCCTCTGTCCCGGCAATGAGGTTGGCGGTCGCTGTAACCCCGTTGCACGGCACAGTAGAGGCGTCGGCGAAGTAGCAATAACCGCTTCCGCTGAAGGAGAATGCTTCGATGACCGGGGTTACGTCGGTCCCAGAGGGGCCCACGTTGAAGATGACCTGGACACCCTTGGGGTATCCGTAGGGCTGCCCATCGGCGCGGCGCGGGGTCATGGTGATGAAGCAGCGATATTCGCCTTGCGCCAGGTCTACGCCAGGCGTCTGATCCACCGACACGGTAATCGTGTCCGAGCCGCCCGGTGCGATGGAGCCAGAGCCATCGTCGGGACCGTCCGCCTCGATGGTGTCGCACCAGTCGTTGCTGGAGATGTCGTCGGCCACGGTCCAGTAGACCGTATCGACACCGCTCGCGTTCTCGATCACGACGTCTTGCGTGGCCGGGCTCGAGGCGCCCGCGGCCCCCACGAAGTTGAGCGTGGTCACGCCGCCGTCGATGGTGATGGCAGGCGGGGTGCGGTCGTCGGCGAGGGTGGCCGCCGTGGGGTTCGTGGCGACCTGCGTCACGAGCGCAGTCTGCCAAGCATCGGGCGGGTGGGGGCGGCGCCGGCCGGCGCCAATGCCGCCACGCAAGGCTAGGTCTGCCACGTCGCGCCACGAGAGCCCG